TTATACGATTGATCATTTGATCCGAAGTTGATTCGAGTCATTTGTGTTTCGTGTAGTGATCTTTTGAAGCGCCAGAAGAATTTTCAGAGCACTCATACGCAATACCCTTGTCTGTTGAAGCAGGATTTGCCCGCGTTTTTGAGTACTAGGTATTCCGTAGCATTTTCGAATTCTACAAACTTACGACGATTTATTTCGTTCAACGTGCGCAGCGTTGATTAAAGTCAAGCACCTTGTTAAGGTAAATTTGACGCGAAATGGCTTTTTCAGGACTTGCCCACATCGTAGAACCTCTAAGGACTATTTTTAAGACTATTAATTATCCTATTTTAAATAATATTAAGATAGTTAATTTAATAGCTAGTACTATAGTTGCCCTTTTGGCAGCTCGTAAAACTAATTTAGTTCTAGGTCATGTATTTGTAATTGTAGCATTAAATATAATTAACTTTATTATATTACTATTTGAAATACTAGATGTAGGAACTGATGAAGAACGAGTAGAATTGACTGACACCCTTCTTGAAGTTTGTAAGTATCGATCTCCAAAAGATAAATTATTCGATGCAACCTCTAAGGAAGAGGCAATCAAAATTTATAAGGAAGAAGGACTTGATTCTTCTTTCTTACTTCCAAATTGCACTTATCAAGAATTGGATAAACAGTTACAAAAGAGACATTTTCATCGTTGGATTATGGATGTTTATCCAGATAATTTCTTAGCAATGTGGTGGTCAGTTCCGCTCCATGATGTTGAATATATGCGCAGGCTTTTATCCATGGGATCATTTAAAGGAGCAATTTTAGATTCAGATTCGGAAAAACAAACAATTAATGAATCCTATTTGAAATTATTTTATGATGTTGTTGGTAGAGTTCTTGGAGTTCTATCAATGTATATTACGGCTAAATTAAATGGTGATCGTTTCACAGCGACGTCATTATCCCATGGTGTTAATTTAGGCAAAGATTTTGTTGTTTTGGCAAAAGAATTTACTGATCAAATTACCCATCAATTAACTGGCAATGATCCGAAACAAAAATTGCTAGAAATGATTGAAAAACATTCTCAAAAGTTAAATAAATTTCTTGAGACTCCTGCGCATTATTATGCATCCCATCTTGATCAGTTATATAAAATTAGAGATTTTCTTCTTGAAGTAGAACAATTTATTCGGACTATTCCGCGTGATTTTCAAATCCTTGCAGGCAGCTTAACTGCTTTGCATGGTGCAGCATGTGTTAGGAAAAATGAAATTTTCTCTTCCGAACTTCCAAATTTCTCTAGGCAAGAGCCATTTGTTGTTCTATTTCGAGGACCTGGAAATATTGGTAAAACCCACTTTGCGCGTCATTTGGCGCGTAAATTTGTGACAGAAGAGTTCCCTGATGGAGATATGGCTAAACACTATATTGAAATTACACCTCAGGACAAATATTGGCCTCCATTATCTGGTCAAAGAGTTGCTCTCTTTGATGAGGCGGGAACTGTTCAGGATTATCATAATGATCTTCTCATGGCAAATTTAAAATCGATTTGTTCACCTGCATATTTCAACTGTGCAGCAGCTGATGTTGTTCATAAAATTTCACCTTGTACTTTCCAATTGGTATTTGCAACATCGAATACATCGATTAATGATATTGCAGGCAGAATAGCGGCTGTTTCTTCTGCGGAGAGTGTTTATTCATATTTCCGTAGAATCATGGTTGTTGAGACTGAATACGATGGTCATTTTGACTTTAATGGTAAAAACCGTTATGAGAATGATTATACCCATCTCAAATTGCGTATGTATGATTGGGATCAAAGTCAGAAGAAGCCTCGTTGCCAGTCAATGGCAATTAGACCAGATCAGTTGTATGAGAAGATTAAGAGTCGCTTTTCTAAAATGGCAAGTGAGTTTCAAGTTCAACTTCAATTGGCAACTCAAGTTAAACAAGGTAATGCCCCTAAGGCACACTTTTCTGTTAATTTGAATGGACCTGGTGGCGTTGGAAAAACTCCCAATGCTAATGAAATTATTGATAAATTACAAAATTCATTAGGTTATCCAGTCGATAAATTGAAGAAAGTTATCGATGTTGAAAATTATCCGGTTCAAACCCAACGTAAAATTATTCTTTGTGATGATTTGGTTACAAATAGTAATGATACGCGATTAGAATTGGCTTTAATGGATTTATATAATAATAAATTGGCTAATAATTCAATTATTATATTTTGTACTAATCGCGAATATAAATTTATGAAGTTGCCTTCATTCACGCCATTTGGAGTTGAATTTTTGAAGGTTCATACCTTTGAAAATATTGGGCTTACTCGTAGACTTGGCTATACTGGTAATTACCAGGATGGACCCCTTCCCGGATATAATAGAGAATTTCATTTTAGGCGAGGAGCCGCATATTCTGAAGTGAATAAAATTGTTGAATATAAATCCTTAAGATTTATATTTGCTATCTTATTTATGCTTTTACCTATCTTTTCATTTAAATTGGCTTTTACCCCGTTAATTTCATTGATAATGTTATGGATTACTTCCTATAAACGTTCTATCCCTTACTATCAATTGGCAGAAACGGTATTTGAGGGATATCAAGATTTTTTAAATTATCGCAAGGAGATTAATATTTCTACTGCAGATCCTCCAAATTTTGAACCTAATTTTCAGTTTTGGGCTAAATCTGCCGAGGCTGTTCGTGTTACGGATAGTGTTATGGCATTGGAAAAACATTTGTTTGTTGATCGAAATTCCTTTGACAATTCAAATGTTGATTGGAAATTTTTAATTGATCGCAAAATTGCTATTTCACTTCAGAATAATTTTCAGAAATTCTTTACTAACGTTGAAGGCGTTACACGGCAGAATGTGATTGAAGTATTGAAGAAATACGTCCGCACATTTATTGAATTGGGGATTGACATCAAAATTTCTGTTGATATTTGCGGCATGGGCAGTTTCAAATATTATAATAATGTTATTTATTTGAATTATGCTAATGAAACTCAGGAAAATTTAATTGCAATTTTGACTGATGATAAAATTAAAATTGGACCAAAAGAAATTCCACTTTCTATGGATTTGTTTTCCGAAAATTTGGCTTCTATTTATAAATTGAACCTTCTTGAAGCTCTTGCTTTGAGGAGATTATTATCGTCGGATCATTTTCTTGGAAGTTCAAAAGTAAGATCGATGATAAAATCAGCCCATATGTTAAATCTTCAATCGCAGTTTGTTACTAATGCTAAACTTCTTAAGGACAAGATTGCAACGTTTTATGCCACACCACTGGGTAAATTGGTAGCATGCATTTCGTTTTTGGCAGCATGCTATCCGTTAATTTCCTTTATTGCTTCTAAATTTCAGGAAAAAGAAGGTAAAGGAAGGAAAGTTGGGACTAGGAAAATTAAGCCTAATCCCAAGTACGTCTCTGATGAAGATCAGAAGGGGCGTGTTGGTTCGAAGAAAATACGTGTTAATCCGAAATATCGATCAGATGATGAGCGTGAGCTCCGGGATGATGTTCAGAAAGAAGACGTCCTTGACTTGGTCGATATGAATTCTTTTAAGGCGTATCAACCACATCTAGAGCAGGCCAATACTAAGGCTAGGCATAATTTGTGCCAACTTTATGTGGTTAATTCTAAAGAGCCAATGATTCAAAAAGAACCAAAAGGTAAACAAATCTGTTATGGTTTGTTTATTGGTGGCAAAACGTTGGTAACAGTCGGTCATGCGTGTGATGATGTTGATGGTAAATATAATTTATATGCTGGATCAGATGAATTTGAAGGATTCCATATTTGTAAATTAGTTTCCCGAATTAAAATGAGAGAAATTTCTATCTGGAAAGTAGATGGGATCCCCAAACAATTTCCAAATTTAACTAAACAATTTATGAAAAAGAAAACTCTTATTGCAAATGATGCCATCAACGTTGCTATTGAGCGCCTGGCCCCTGGAAAAGTAAGCCAATGGTTCCAAGGAGAGATGATATATTGGGATGCCCCTTACACATTCTTTGGCAACGAGTTGCTGACAGAATTTGGTAGGGCCGATTTTGCTACTATGGGTGTCAAGGTCACCAGTTTTGGTGATTGTGGCTTACCATATTATGCTATAGATCCCGCTATAGTAACCAATGTCATACTTGGAATTCATTTTGCTGGCAATGTCGAGGGATACGCAACATCCGGTTCTTGCGCCATTATTTGGCGTGAAGAAGCAGAATTGTGGCTTAAGGCCGCAGATGCTATGGATAAACAACAACAGGATTCAATTCCTTGTGTATTCTGCGATTTTGAACAACCAACTGTTCAACCTGCTAGCAAACCAACTTGTGAAGGACATGAGATTGCGTGGAGCGATGTGCATGAATCATCGCCTGCTCAATTTTATGCTGAAGCAAGGGCTTACTTTAAGTTTCGACCGAACTTTGAGGGAGTAATTATTAAGAATAGTGGTCCAATTGGATTTGGATCAGTGGAGCATTCACATACTCAATTCTTGCCTTTCCAAAAGTTAGATTTGCATACCAGCAATGGTTGGCAACCAGCCACTGCTGAAGAGTTGGGAATTTCTGGAATTAGAATCCCAGCTCAGACTTCTTGCGTGCATCGTATAATCGATGTTAAATTCCAGGCACTTTTCACATGTTTGAATTCCTCTAAATTAACCCAAAATTTTAGAGTTTACGCAGAAGTCTATGTCGATGCCAAAAACAATCGACGAGCTTTAATTCAGGTAATTTTGATTTCACCGCAGGCAACGGTTATGGAATTAAATCAGGAATCTGAAAAACAGGCACTGTCTCCGCTAGCGCTACCTAGCGCCGTGGAAGTTTATGTGAACGAAGATATCAAAGGTGTCTTTGACAATGCCAACACCCTTTACAAGCGGAATATACTTCCCGACGTGCCGTTTGAAAAGGTTCCTGATAATCAGACTGTGAGAATAATTGGTACTCTTCCTCAGAATGCTTCACGTGTTCCTAATCCTGCTTATAAGAAGACCCCTTTTTCCGATGCAGTGAAGGGAATTATTCCAGTGGAGAAAGCTCCAGTGGAATATAATCCTGATCGAATACCGGAAGAAGAAAGAAAGAATATGCCTACTGATCGTTTCGGAAATCCCGATGCTCGTATCGGACAATCTATACAGTGGGCGCACAATATTGTTATGCCAGATGATAAATTTCGAGAATATTGCCGAAATCAATTTGTTTCAAAAGTTTATCAATACTATTCAAATTTGCGACTTATGAGCGATCGCGAAATTTTTCAGGGATATGAGTATGGTCATCGTTATTACGGTGGCTGTTCTCCTTTGGAATTGGATAAATCAATTGGCTTTACAATGAAGCAACTTTATCATGTTCAACATAAATCAGACGTCATTGGACGTGACGCGTCTGGATATACATATTGGCATGATAATGAAGCTGCAATTTTTGCTAAACATTTCTTTGTAGATTCTAAAAATATTATCGAGAATGGTGGAAACCATTATTCGGCTTATTTGGAATTATTAAAGATGGAAAAACTTAAATTGGCGAAAATATATACTGGCAGAACATTTTGTGCACAGGACTTAAATGGAGTTTTAATTGAGCGTTGGATTATGGGAAATTTCAGCGCTAAGGCCATTAAGGATGACCCGACATGCGGAGTTGGTACAAATGCTTATAATGATTTTCACAACATTTATTTGGACTTAAATAAATTCAAAAATATGTTTACTGGAGATTACAAAAGATTTGACCGAACTTGCCCTTGGGCAGTGTTCGACGATATTCGGCAAATGTTAATTACAGTTAATCCGCATTTAAAGAATCATATTAATTCGGTATTTAATTCTTCTTTTCTTAAACGAATTCAAGTGTCAGGAACTGCGGTTGTAGAAGTAACTGGAGGCATGCCTTCTGGTTGTACTATAACTGCTCCTCTAAATTGTTTAAACAATGATTATATGATTTATTCAGCCTTTGTGCGATTGGCAAATGCCGCAGGCTTTAACACATCCTATTTGACCTATGATCGAAACGTCGTTAGAAAATTTTATGGAGATGACGTAATTGTTTCTTGTTCAGATGAAGTTGCAAAATTCTTTAATATGACGACTGTTTCAGATGCTTTAATGGCCTTATTTGGAATGACCCTTGATTCATCTGCAAAGGATGGCACTCGAAAAGAATTCGAAACGTATGATGAGGCTTCATGGATTTCGCGCTTCTTTAGAAAATTGGATCGATATCCTTTTTATGTTGGAGCGTTAAAGAAGATTTCCATTGGAGCTCATTTCCATTATACGACTTCGTTAGACCCCGCACATCTCGGGGCCCTTTTTACAACCGCACAATTCGAAGCTGCTCTTTGGGAACAGGACTATTTCAATCGAGTCCAGGATGCGATTAGGATTGCTATCAAAAAGATGCCTTCCATTTCGAAACATTTCCAGTTTAGATCACGCTGGGATATCCAAATGGAACTTTTCCAATCGGCCCAACTTAATTATGTTAGGAAACAGAAAGATGAAAGAGGCGATGCCTCTCCTAATATTTTAAGTGTTGAAAAACGCGATCCGAAAACATTTTTCGAGAGCTACAGATTCGATCGACAGTATAGAAAACATATTGTTGCATTGTGTGATAAAGTTGATTTTAATCCTTTATCGAAAACGGTTGTTGTGGAAAACCATAAGTTCCACTCGAGCATGTCCTTTGCGAGCAAGCTCAACGAAGCTTTTCAAGCAGGCGAAATATCGAAACCATTTGTTCAGTTTCAAATATTGAATTTTGTGTGGACGTGCGAAATATCCTTTATTAAGGATACCGAACACCATCGCTTCACTCACTTTGGAAAGTCCAAAGCAGAGGCACGTGAAGGTGCTTCGCTACTTGCTTTGCAAGCTATCGGGCACCCAATTCCAGCGGCACGCACAGTTACACAAATTCAATAGACATGGATTTGACGGCACAAACTGTACATTCCACTCCTGGAGCCCCTTTAACGCAGACAGATGTCTCTGTTGTGCAGGACGGCGGCCTCTTAACGAACGTCCAAGCGCCTTCCTTGACGCGTATTCTCAATCCAAGCGCGATTGCCCTAGATAATCCTGCAGGCACTGGTGCTCCGTTCGATAAGAAAGACTCTGTCTATCATATTTATCAAAGATGGCCGGAAAAGAATACCGTTATTAACGGTGCCCTCGGCACGGGCGCGGAAATCATTCGCATTTCGCTCAATCCAATGACGCTTCCACAGCGTTTATTGGATTGGGTTTCATTCCATCAATCATGTATACCTGCTATTGACGTAGCCATCGTTATTGGCGGTGCAGCTGGCACTATCTCATGGCTTGCCTTGGGATGGATGTCAGACGATACAAAAGAAGCTACGCTTGATTCGATCCAGCAGGTAAGTGCCGAGCATATCAATATGAATAATACGGCTATCATGCGTTTCACGCTCAACGATAATCGTCGAGCCGGGCTTTTTAGGAGACTACCCGATGATGATGAACCATGGCCCTGTATGGTTGTTTTGATAAATCATCCAGCAACCAATGTCCAAAGAAACGATGACGTTAATTACCCCATTGACGTCTACGTGAGGTTTGCGCCTAACGCAATCTTCATGGAACCATTTAATGCAATAGGAGGTGGTGGAGAATTGGCTAGCTCCATTGACCTCACCTACTACTTGAAAATTTCAAGTGTAGATTTATTAATAGGAGGTTCTAACGTTAATAATCAGCAAACAGATCAAATTTCCTTGCCGGATTCGGGGTGGAATACCGGTGACTTTCATCCAGGATTCACTTTCGAAAACTTTCTGTGTGCCCGGAATCCACAAACCGGTAACCACACTGAGACCTTCTATGTCTTCGTTAACGAAAACCCGGACGTTAGCGAACTTAACGATGCCTGGGATAAACTTAAAGGAGAAGTCGAGGGATCATACGGGTATCCCCTTCCAGATCGACTTGCCTTTGGATACGGCACAGTCCCAGCGTCTCTTAAAGGGGCAAAATGGTTCGCGGGTGAAGGCGACCCTGTGGGAGGATTCAACGGAACTGTCTATACGATTCAGCCTTTTGGTCTTTACTGTGGTGCTATTCTATATGTGTGCACTACCGTCCGTATTTACGAATTCGGGATTGTAATGATATTCGAAGTCCAGTCTTCCGTCCGCTCGAATACTTTCATTCAATATAACGCTTTCATGGAAGGATCAGTTTCGCGTGATTTCTTCCCATTCTTTTCAGAAGAAAAAGTAGATAAACCTCAATTCGTTCTTTATAAACAAGCTATGGCAGACAAAGTTTATTATGCTAAGATGGAAGGTAATTTGGCCCTGGACATTGATAAAACCTACAAGTCCATAGCATTCACTTCAATTCCAACACCAGCAGATAGATTCTACGTATTTACTTTTGTTCAAACCGGAAATAATACGACATCCAGTTCCCTCCCATCGGGTCTCAAGACTCTATCAATCGTGCGCCCAGGTACCACAACTACGGTTGATGGTAATGCTGCATTCTGGCCAGTAATGGCTCCAGATTTGCGTGGCGTAATCCTGATCTTGGAAAACATGCGAAAGAAGCTGAATTCGACTTGGCTTCAGTTTGTCGCAGTTGCTAATGGAGATGTCCTTGGTGATGTAGTGTACTCAGAAGGTATTATGGCTGTAAGGACGCCAACACCGCGTCTGATAGCTACTGGCATGTCGAAGAACCTCATTGCCCGTGACATCAAGGCTACTCCGAGCCCTGCTTCAATAACAGCCTTTTCAACGGCCAAATTTAGCTCTTGGGCACAAAATGCTCAATCGCTGGGTTTGGAAGTTAATAAGGATTTGCCGAAGACAATTCCGCGTTTCAGGGATATTCCCATGCAACGAGAAGCTGCTGGAATGGCCATTGGCGGATTGGCAGGAATGACCAATGGCATATATGATTTCTTCCAGCAGTGGCAGCGTAACAAATGGATGGAAAAATATCAGCAAAATGAGTTACGCACAAGGTTGGCATTGGCAGATATGCAAGGTCAATATCAGAAAGCCTTGTCAAAACAAAATTATGACCAACGACTCTCGCTTCTGGGTTATTCAGCGCCTAGTGCTAATAATGCTCAAGTGATTAATCGTGGCACGTCAACTTCTGCGTCACCAACCACGCAGGAGATGGGAATTGATACTGAACCTTCGCAACCCGAACCTAGCCCCCAAACTATGGAGGCTGGTGTTACGACAGATATTCGAGGCTCCGAAATTAATTCTCCATCTGCGAATGCTGACTATGACTTTGGTAAGCGACCTGCATGGATGAGAGGTGCTGTACCGACGCCCTTTCGTCAAGCAGAGAATCTTGCGAGAGATTTGCCGCAAAATCATGTCAGTGATGGAGAACCACCAGCAACTACCCAGGAAACAGAAGAACCGCTTCCTGGATATGCTGCATTTGATCCTACTTCAATTGGACTCCCCCCCGAGGAATTGGAGGAATTTGTTCGAGGAGAGCCAAGACGCACCGCGTTTAGACTTCCCAATGAAGACAAATCTGGAGGAAATATTCCTCCACCTCCTCCGATGCCGGAACGCTTGTTGCAGCCTCCGGCACCCTCTCCTTCAAATTTTAGCAGGAGTGATCCCACTCGTCAACCTATTCGAGAGAAGGCTGCGAAGCCTACTCCAACGTTGCAGCCTCCGTTGGAGCGTTCTCTCGATCATAGTGCGCAGATGCCATATGATTTTCTTCGCTTTGATCCTTTAAGAACCGCGAAGAGGGATTTTACTGGTTCCCAGTATGCTCCTCAACAATTCAATCGGAACGACCCTTTAAGGAAAAATTTCTACGGATATTCGGATTCAAATTATGGCCCCCAAAATTTTGATCGTGAAGCTAAGGCGCGTCAGCCAACGCGCGGTCCCTCATTGGGATCCTTCCCTCCGCAGCAATTCAACCGCAATGACCCAATTCGACAACCGTTGCGAGACTTTCGAGGAATTTCCCTTGGCATGAATGCGCAAGTTGAAACCCAGCCGGTTGCTTCCACGTCGACGACCGAAAGGCTACTTTAGTTTAATATCGTTTGTTAAGTATTATATATAGTTATTTAGCCATATATTTACATGTTCGCATAGAAAGTAAGTTTAGTTTTACTATCTAGCAAACGAGGTTTGTAGGTGCGCAGCCTGCACATATTTAAGCTGAAGCTCCTTTGGGATTCAATTCAGAACCTTGTTTTATATTTAATCATGCACTAGTATTTAAGCGAATAATATATTAGTCACAGATTATTTTTAGTTTTAATTTACAAG